CTGGATCAGCCTTAACTTTCTTTACCTTCTTCACTTTCTTGGATACCTTGATGGTCGGGCGAATACCTTTCGCAACCTCCAAGACCAGACCCGCACGATGGCGCGTACCTGAACCAAGATGTTTATGTACGTCATCGATCGTCGCGTTTGGGTTATCCACAAGCAACGCTTTGACTTTGGCTACTGCAATACTTGGGCGAGGCATGATTAAACTCCTTGAAAGAACTCACGATTAGTTTTGAACAGATAGTCATCACGGTACTCGGTCGGGGGAACCCAACCGTACATACGCCACGTCTTCTGTACGTCAGTTACAGATCGCCACTTCGCATAGATGCGGTCAGCACCATGCTCGGTGGTATTTGGTTGTCCTTGATTTTGCATAGCACTTCCTCTAGTTGTGGAAGGTTGGTCTCATTGATGATCATGCTGTAGCCGCCATTGGCTACGATTTGTTTCAGATGATGTATCTGTAATAGCGTGGGCTCTCCTTTCCCGGCTTTGCATTCGATACCGATAAACTTACCGTCAAGCAATACAAGTATGTCTGGGACACCACTTGACCCGTAGCCCCCCGTCACCGGCTTGACGCAGTAACAGTTGAACTTGGCTAAGATCTTATCGACCTTAGCCTTTACCTTTCCTTCTGGGGTTTGCGCCATGCTACTTGGCAATGAAAGCGTGTGCGGGCGAGAACGGCCCTACGCTTGTACGGAAATAATGCAGGATCTCTAGATCATCGTTGTAGCGATCCATCACCGGCAGCGCCCCACGTGCGTACTTGGTGTGTGCAGTCTCATGTTCATAAGCGACACGCATCATGGCGAGGGTTGCGCCGATGTCAGGCATGACCTCTGCAATAACAGCGGACGGTACACGTCGAGAAGAATGGACCGTGAACTTGTGGTCAGCGTACGGACCTTTCTCAGTGGTAACTTCAGCTACAACAATCTGATCCAGAGAATCTACTGCGAGCACCGTACACTGCTTGAATTTCTCTCGTTCTGCCCTGACAGCATCTTGATAAACGGTGTGTTTCCGGTAGTGGTTCAGGTGATCATTAAACCTATCATCGGAAATGGCTAGCGCAGGCGGGTGTAGACCTTGTTTCGCTACGTTGATGAACTCCAGTAGTGACAGCATGTCTTCAGGCGTGAGTGACTTGATCTCCCCCTCGCTTGGCTTCAATACATTCGGCGGGATTATGCATGAATACCCGTTGGTGAATGCGCCTTCTGCGAATTTGCGAAACCAGTGACCTGCTGATGCGTGGTCGCAAGCGGATGTTTTCTTTAGCGCGGCGATCAGATACGGCAAACGCTCGCTACGAAACGTATGCTTGTCCTCAGAATCAGAACCCCGTGACTTCGAGATGTATGGGCTATAAAAGTGATAGATCACTTTTTGCTCATTGTTATCGTTCACGGTACGACTGCAATACGCGCGGCCCACGGAGAAACCATCGGGCGTACACAAATAGAATAGACCGTCTAGCGTTGAACTATGAATTGACAGATTGAAACGAACACATAGCTCGGCCACGAAGATCTGAAGCTCGGGCCACAGTTTCAGAGTCTCAGGGTCATGCTTGAGTTCCCCCGCGCAATGAGGGTGGGCAAAACGGGTGACGGACAAGATGGACGGATTGGTCATGTTCATGGCATTAACTCCTCGAATTTACCTGACGGCATTTGACGTTTGATATAACTGTATGTCATCGCATCCATGATGGAGATCGCAATATCATGCAAGCTGCTCGTCCTCAGAGTATTGATGTCGTTACTCTTGGAGCCAACTCGCACGACGTTGGCTAAGAACGGCAGAATGTATGAACGATGCGTCAACTTGGCTACCGATGTCATATGTGGCATGGCACAAAACAACTGAATGATGCAAGACTCAAGCGGGGACTTCTCTAGTAGATTGAATGCATACTCCTCTCGGTCTGACTGTGACAAGTCAAGAAAGTTTGCTGAATGCTGGCCGAACACCTCGATGATCAGATCAGCAATCTCTTCCTCACTTGGTATGGTTTTAATGAATGCGTGTGCAGCCATCATGTGATTCTTGTAGTGCTGTCGATGTCTGCGGTACTCACGTCTGTACTCTCCTATCGATGTGGTATTACCATCCAAGATAGATAAAGATGAAGCTGACAATGATGCATCCCACACAGACATAACCGATGATTCGGTCACCTGATTCTTCTTTGCGCGTTTCTTCTCGTTGTTCGTAGCCATTCATTTATTTCTCCATGCGAACAGAACGCCCACCAGCGGGCGGGGTGAAGTGACGATTCTCTGTAACAAGCCACAGCGTCGGGATCGTTATCGCCCACTGCGGTGAATTCTCTACGTACCCGTCGGTGAACACGACGACGCACTCGGCAGGGATCTTGTTCTTCCCAATGTAGTCAGCGACGCAACTGACCCGTGTACCCCCACCCCCCTCGGGCTTGAGAAGCGTACGGATCTGATGGTATTGCTCGGGTAGAAATTTCTGCTCCGAGTGGACCTTTGTGTCCCACCACAGCACACGCACAGTCTCGGGCTCGCACATCTCGCATATCGACGCAAGCTCTGTCGCCATCTCGTTGAGTTGCTTCTGACCGATTGAACCTGATGTGTCGATGGCGACGACGATCTCGCCCACTGTCTCGTTCATTACGCTGGGAATGTATAGATCATTAGCGAGCAAGCGACGGTTGTACCGACGCCATGTGTACTCGTCTTTGCCTTTGGTGTGTGAGGACACAAACTCACGCAGCACGTCTTGCCACGACACCGCAGACTCAAGTGCCTCGGTGATCGCACGTGGCATCTTTGCACCAAGCCTACCAGCGAGGATACCGCCTTGCCGCAGTGCGTCTTCGATCTGCTTGGATTGTTTCTTCACTGCCTCAGCATCCATCGACTGCGCACGCTCGATGTCATGCTCGTCGGCGTTGGTCAGGTCATGCGTCTGACCATTGACTGTGATCTCGTTCTTCTCTGACTGATTAGAGTCCTGACGGCTGTCAGGAGACTGATTACCCTCGCTATCTCCTTGACCACTGGGCTTGGGGTTGCCGCTCCCCTCGCTGTTCTTCGGTTGGCAGTGTTGCTTGAGATACGCGAATACCTCAGGGAAAGACCAATCGTTGAACATCGGGTCGAACACACCACCAGCGGGTAGCCTGAGCAATGGTTCTTCTGTGCCTTGCAACTTCACGCGGATGTTGCAGATGATCCCGTTCACAACGAAGTCCGCTGCGATATTCGCTAGCTGACGTGACTCCTCGAACAAGTGCTTGCCGCGCAGCAACTGATTGAGCGCGACGTGCAGGTTCTCGTGCAGCACCAACGCACGTACCTCCGGGTCACTTAGCGTGGCGAGGAACTGCGCACAGTACCGCTTGTTCAAACCATCAGTGTAGGCAGTGAAGTTACCCTCGATCACCTCGTTCTTACCCATGAGTAAGACACCACTGTACAACGCGGTACTTGGCTGACGCATTAGCGCGATGTGCGCTTTCTTGATACGCATCGACTGCTCTTCGACTATAGACATAACGTCTTGCATGACTGACTCCTACGTTGGGACTACATTTTCACTACAAAAACACAACTTGACTATTAGGGGAAACGCTAATGTCTCCCCCGAGCCTCAGGCATTACAGCAACACGTGATTCTTGATGCACCAATTCTTGATTGCCTCGTTGCGACGTGCGAGTTTGGAAGCGCGGGGTGTGCGTACCATCTGCGTAAAGAAGATCGATTGGACCTCGGCCGACGGCACACGGTTGACCCACACCATAAACTTCTCTAGATCATCGTGATTGTCGAGCGTATCCACCGCCTGCAACATGATCATCAACTGAGCGGCGATGTCATCAGGCACAGATATGTTGTCCGGGTCGCGCACAATGTCCTTCACGTCATCCAATGATTTATCCATAGCCATCAGCGCACTCATCTGTGCAGCCGCAGCCGCGCCGATTGTGCCAGCGAGCATTGCTTGCGTTGCCTGTGGCCCGAACACGTCACGGTTACGCACGATCACATCCGACTTGGCAAGCGAGCGCGGCGAGACAAACGAAAGCGTCCCCATGTTTGGCTTGAAGATGAACTCGTTATTCTCTTGCCCACCGTCACGGTATGAATTCAAACAGCGCGGCGTGAGAGCAACGAACGTGCGGATAGAGCGATGGATGTTGTTCTCTGCCGCCCAGAGTCCCCACTCGTCATGGTCAGGCTTTTTCATCTCCACACGACACACGCGATTACCTGCATGAGCGAGCATCGTGTCACCGACACCATCTGAAGCATTGTTAGATGTGGCAGCAACCATCGATCCCTGCGGCAGCGGCACGTCACCGATCATCCGCTCCAACATCAACCGAGTGAAGATGACTTGCAGCATCTTCGGTGCTTTCAATAGCTCATCTAGAAAAATGAACTTCGGCTTGCCGCTACCCATCTTGAACAGCGACGCGACGTAATACTCAAGGCTCTGCTTCTCATGGTTGGGCACGACCATGCCGATGTCCTGCATGTCCTTCACTGGGCAGTCCACGTAGATATAGTCATACTTGTCGTCCGGATAGTCATCACCGGGCTTGCGCCAGCGGTCACCCATGTCTTCTGCGACCATAGCAAGTAGTGAAGTCTTACCGCAGCCGGGCTCGGATTGGATGACCATTGTCAGTGAGGGCGTGATCACCGGGATAGCACGACGCAGGTCGGCGATTGTCATCAGGGGAACGGTGTTGATCTGCATGATGTCCTCTATTAGTTTCCTGACAGATGTCAGGGCGTTGGTTAGTGGTTTGTGTGATTGATGTTGATGTGGTTGGTTAGCGCGGGGTTACTCGTCGATCTCCTCCTCTTCGCTCATGGATGAAAACACTGCGTACTTGTTCAAGATGTTGTCCACACCCTCCTTGACGATGCTGCGAACGGCCTCCGATTCGCGGATGTCCTCTGCCGTAAATGATGCCAGTGCTTGCTCTAGCTCACTACGCGCGGCCTCGACCTCGGGGTTGTTTGATGGGTTGAACTCCTTGAACGTGTTGATCATGTCACGCGCTTTGGTGATCGTTGCGTCGTAGATCCTGCGCTTCTTGGTCTTCACGTTCCCCTTGTCGTCCGTCACCTCCTCGGTCTCGCAACAATAAGAGATTGAACGCATCACGTCACCCATGCGCTTGAGTTGATCGGATGCCAGCCTGTCGATGATTGCCTTGGTCTGTCGGCTGTATGTCTCGTGCAAGTCCTCGGCGATCTCCTGAGCAATCGAACAGCGGTAGTCCTGCATTGGCACGTCGCATGTGAAAAGCTCCATCGAAAACCGCTTGATCATCTTGTCCCTGTGCGGGTAGGCGTTGCGGTTGAACATGTCGCCTTGCTTGAAAGCCATGTCCGAAATGATCCCGTCGTATGCGTTATAGAAGTTCTGGAGCATCACATCCCAGTCCGCTTTTAGTTGTTTGTACTCTGCGTTGAACTTGGGCAAGAGCATGAACGGAAGAAAGTATTGCTTCTTTGTCCACTCGAACGCCACGCGGTTCATCCAGTTGTCCACTGTCTGACGGTGGTTCATCAATGCTTTGTGCAGCGGGTGACCTGCGAGCAAAAACTGCGTGACCTTGGCTGCGTTCTTGTCCGCCTTCTTGGCAGCGGTGAGTTCTGCGCTTGCACTACGCGCGGCAGCGGTGAAGGTGGGGATCTTCATCTCGACGTTGACGAGGACGCCACTGGAGGCGAGCGAGATGAGATGGGCTGGCTTTTGCAACATGATGACTACTCCTGACTGATTGATTTACTAGATGGTGACTGATTTGTTTCCTGACATTTGTCAGGACACTAACTGCAAAAGAGCGAGGCAAACTGAACTAACCACAGGGCAGCAAAGAGTAGCCTGCCCCAAACCGAAGTGTACCATAACTTGACGTATACGTCAAGCGTCTACAACAAAAACTTTATCTATCACTGAACCACCTGCGAGGGGGCATGGGTTGCTTTCATGCTGGCTTTCAGGTCCTTCTCTATCAAGCGATAGCGCTCGGTCATGTGTTCGCATACTTGTTCAGGGGTTATCCCTACGTAGATCAGCCGGATGGTCAACATCGTAGCCAGCAATGAAATTTCTTCTTGAAGCGAAAAGATGCGCGTTGTGTCATTGACCTCCATCTCAGTATTGAACAGCCTGTTGACCAACATCTCCATCATGCGCGAGCGGGTGTAAATCTCGGCCTCCTCGGGGGTTGTGGTCTCGGGGTTGATTGTTTGCACTCCGATCTTTTCCATGACTTACCTTTGCTTGAGGTTTATACCGATCAGGTCGGCAGGATTTCTCACGTGAATGTAGTTGCTTTTGTGCAGGGGGGCAATCGTGTGTCGGGTCTTGCGCGACTCCTCCTCTCCACAGGGTAGACACAGCGTGTACCCGTTCTTGCGACGCTTGGCGGAGAAAACCTCTCCACAAAGCAAACAATGCGGGCGGATCTTGGTGTCGCTCTCGTCGTTCATTCTTGCTCCCCTCTTTTCTGGATCCGCTGCTCAAGTTCCTGCCAAGCCTGTTCTTCAAGCTCGGTCTCGCACTCGGTGGTTGGGGTCACGATGGTCAAGGAGCGCGGGGGGACGAACTTGTAGTTGTCTTTGGCAGGTGCAGTCAAGGGATTGAATACATAACTGTCGGGGTTGTAGTCGTCGGCGCGTTCCTCGGTCTTCGGCGCATTCTCTGTGTCAATCATCTGCCAACCGTGTTCAATCATGTGTGAGGCAACCGCGTCGGGATCTGCCTCGCCGAGTTCCTCAGGGGTGAATGCGACGATTGCGTAACCTCGCTCAATAAATCTCTCCATCAAAAGGAAGAGGGTTGCCTCATCGGGGCAACGGGGGACAGCGGTGTGGTCGGGGTGAGAGATGTGGTCGGGTTGCTTCATGGTCTGCTCCTCAGTTGAAATCCTGACAGTTGTCAGGGAAGTAAGTAGCGCAACTGCGCCGGGTAGGGGAAAGCAAAGATCAGCCTGCCCCAAAGCGTATGGTACCATAACTTGACGTATACGTCAAGCGTCTAGATGAAATAGTTTAGTTATAGCGGGGGTTGGTGAGGGATTTGGGGTGTTCTGGGTTTGTTCTAATGTTCTAAAATTTGTTCTAAAAATAAACGTAAAGTTAGAACAAGAAGTTTACGTATGTGAAGGGGGAGAGAGTGTGTAAGTGCTTGATTTATATATATATATATATATATATATATATATAATAATATTGTTTGTTCTAATGTTCTAAGATTTTTGGGGGGGACGGGGGGTTGGCGACTCATTTTTTGCTATACGTCAGGTTCCCACTTGCCAATCCCCTCGCTTGCAAAAAGATGCGTCCGGACGGCGTATACCCTAACTTTACGGAACAAATAGAACAAGTAGAACATTCTTTAAAATCAAGGACTTACAAATACCCCTATTGTTGACCTGTTCTATATTTTTAGAACAAAAAGTTTACGTAAGCAAAAAACCGCCGAAATTTCCCTGACAACTGTCAGGAAACTATTTAGCTAAATGAAGTAAAACGCTGTTATTTAATTACTCAGTGCGATCGTGACGCGTCAGCCGTGTATTACACGCACGAGCCTAGCATGCGCGCGACGACGAAGAACTGGCATCGCGGGGCGAGGGCGCAAAAAAAGCCCGGCAGACTTGCGTCTGCCGGGCTGCATGGTCTAGGGTTTACTTGTCCCAGACCTTACGGAACGCTGCGATCGCCGCTTTTACTTTGGCGGTGTCTGCCGCTTCATCACCCCGTTTTGCTGCGTTCGCCGCGCGGGTCTCAATCTGATCAAGCACTCCGGGTTTGCCGGTCTCGCCCAGCAGCCACGTCTCGAAGTCAGATGCTGCTGCTGTCCGTGTACGCTTCGCAGTGCTACATGCAAGGCGCAGACGTTTCCAGTTTTGATCCCGGTAATTGTTCGCCCGGTCTCGCATTTCCGTGATCAGAGACTTGTATGCTTTACCGAACAGACCCGATCCGCCGACAGACGCAGGGCGTTTTTCCAGTGCCCCAAAATCAGACCGAGACATTGACCACGCAAGGTGATAGGTCAGTGCCAGCAGCACGGGCGGATCTTTTTGCTCCCGCAGTGCATCAAATTCGTCGCGGGTCAATGCGACGAAACCGTCAGCCGTTTCCGCGCCAGCAGGGATAATCGCCCGATAGAGCATTTCGCCGCGCTGGTTCGAGTACCGATCGACGACACCCGCGCTGAAATCGTCGTAAAACAAAACAGCAGCGGGTGTCTTGTAATCGTAATCCTGATCGCCGAAACCGATCAGATCGGGGCATGCCCGCACTACGCTTGCGAGTTCAGCCAGACGATCGCCCGTGGCTGCTACCTGATCGCCAATCTTGCGGGCGATGGTGGAAGAGTAAACGGACAGGGACAGGGCAGCGTTAGCTGCTGGGGTTTGCTTTGTTGCCATGATGCACTCCATGTGATCAGACCGGATCACGTCGGTATCGGCACGTCGCCGATGTATTATTTATGCCTGATTCTGCGTGGCTTTGTCCAGTTTCCTGACACTTGTCAGGCAGCTAATTACCCGACCCCACCCGTCCGGCCACCCCCCTGAGCCGGTCTGGTTCCATCGCGCACCCCACACCCCCAAATCTGCACAAATACTCCCCACATTTCCCCCACTCTGTTCTAACCTTATTTATAGAAACACCCCCCGGTAGGAGTCCCAACCTCCTCCCAAAATGCCGGTATATTTACATTTCTATTTAATTAGTCTTATACTGCCCCCCACCACTCATATATCAATCACATGATTACGTTGATTCCCCCGATCGAGGAGAACATCCCGCTCCCGTCGAACGCAGCCGAGGCAATGCCAAGACTGACGCCGACCGAGGAATTGAATATGCGGGCCAACGTGGTGAAGCTGATGTCGGACCTGACCGGCCAGCCCCTTTCTCCCACACAGAGTAATATTGAGGAGGCCACTGCCTTAGCTCAGCAGATGGCTAAAGATCCCCAATTACGTCCTAACTTTACTAATTACCCCAACGAAACGCTCGCATATCTGGCCGGTATGGTGGCCCAGATGAATCAGTCTATTGTCCACGACCTCGCTGAATTGAAGATGTACGTGGTCAACAAGCTTGTGGCAGAGATTGAACATGCTAAGGATCCGAAGATCCGCGTCGCGGCACTATCAAAACTTGGAGAAGTGGATGGTGTTGACGCCTTCAAGCGCAGAACTGAATCGACTATCAAAGTCCAGACGCTTGAAGAGGTGGAAAGAGAGCTTGCTCGGACTCTGGAGAGCCTTGAGAACAAGATAATTGACGTGGAAGCCAACGAAATCGTACGCTCCGAGCCCGAAATCGATGAGTGAAGCGTTAAAAATCAGTCCAGAGCAGATATTTAAGCTCAAAAAACTCGCCCCAAACCTGCCACTGAACGAGAAAAAGCGGGTTTTAGACCTTTTAAAGACCTACGAAACCCAAGTTACACAGCAACTTGGGCGAACTTCCTTCTTGGATTTCGTAAAACACGTCTATCCCGGCTATAAAGTAGGTCCGCATCACTTCAAACTTGCCCAAATCTTCGAAGATATTGCCTCTGGCAAGAAAAAACGGGTGATTGTTAATATTGCGCCCCGTCATGGCAAGTCTGAATTGATTTCTTACCTCGCGCCAGCGTGGTATTTGGGTAAATTTCCCCAGAATAAGGTCATTATGGCCTCGCATACAGCGAGTTTGGCCGAGACTTTTGGTCGTCGAGTCCGAAATCTAGTGGATTCCGACTCATACAAGGACATTTTCCCGCAAATTAGCCTGCAACAAGACTCAAAATCAGCTTCTAGATGGGGGACAAACTTTGGTGGCGAATACTTTGCATCAGGCGTTGGGGGTGCTCTCGCTGGCCGGGGGGCTCACCTATTTATTATCGATGATCCACATTCTGAGCAGGAAGCCAAGACCGGACGACCTGAAGTTTTTCTACCTGCATGGGAGTGGTTTCAATCTGGGCCTATCCAGCGTCTTATGCCTAATGGGGCTATTATCGTTGTGATGACAAGATGGTCAAAACTGGACCTCACAGGCCAGATTTTGAACCAAATGCAGCGAGAAACCGGGGTAGATCAGTGGGAAGTGATCGATTTTCCGGCGATTAAGGACGACGGCGAGCCACTTTGGCCTGAATTCTGGTCACTACAAGAGCTTTTAGCCAAGAAAGCAGCCCTTGACATCCGGTACTGGCAAGCCCAGTACATGCAGAACCCCACTTCCGAAGAAGGCGCACTGATTAAGCGTGAGTGGTGGAAGATTTGGGATAAAGAAGAGCCACCAGACTGTGAATTTACGATCATGAGTCTGGATGCGGCGCAAGAAACCAACACACGTGCAGACTATAACGCGCTGACGACGTGGGGCGTCTTCTTTAATGAAGAGGTCAACAACTACAACATCATCCTGCTCAACTCGATCAAGCGGCGCTTGGAGTTCCCGGACTTAAAGAAGCTCGTGATCGAGCAGTACAAGGAGTGGGAGCCTGATGCGTTCATGGTTGAAAAGAAGTCCAACGGCGCAGCGTTGTATCAGGAGCTTCGTCGCATGGGTGTGCCCGTGGGCGAGTTTACGCCGGGTAAAGGTCAGGATAAGATCAGCCGCGTGAATGCTGTCTCGGATTTATTTGCATCCGGTATTGTGTGGGCACCCGACCGCAGGTGGGCTAAAGAAGTAATCGAGGAATGTAATGATTTCCCAAGCGGGGCTAACGACGACCTCGTTGATTCAACTACACTAGCATTGATGCGGTTCCGGCAAGGGGGGTTCATTCGCCTGCCCAATGATGAGCCTGAAGAGCCGCGTGGGTTCCGTCGCCGACGTGGCGCGTACTACTGATTAGGAAATGGTCATGGCAACGAACATGATTGATAAAAGCGTCTATCAGGCTCCGACCGGTATGCCGCTAAATGGCGAGACTCTTGATATTGAGATCGTAAACCCGGAGATGGTGACGCTTGACGACGGCAGTGTAGAGATCACACTCATGCCGGAAGCAGAAGCCGGAGAAGAAGATGAGTTCAACTCAAACCTTGCTGAAAAACTTGACGAGCGCATTCTTACTAACCTTTCTTCTGAACTCACCGAGCTGGTTGAAGCCGACATTACTTCCCGCAAGGATTGGTCTGATACATACGTCAAGGGACTTGAGGTTCTAGGCTTCAAGTACGAGGAACGGACGGACCCGTGGGAGGACGCGTGCGGTGTGTATTCCACCGTCTTGTCTGAAGCTGCGATCCGGTTCCAAGCCGAGACGATGAGCGAGACGTTCCCGGCTGCGGGTCCGGTCAAGGCTAAGATTCTGGGGGAAGTAACGAAAGAGAAGGAAGCTTCCGCTGAACGTGTTCGCGCGGATATGAATTATCAGTTGACTGAGCGGATGGTGGAGTACCGCTCAGAGCATGAGCGGATGTTGTTTAGCTTGAGTCTGGCCGGGTCTGCGTTCAAGAAAGTCTACTACGACCCCCGCTTGCGTCGGCAGGTCTCTGTTTATATAGCAGCAGAAGAAGTCATCGTCCCATACGGGGCGTCTCATATCGAGATGGCTGAGCGGGTCACGCATACGATGCGTAAGACCAAGAACGAGATGGCTTTTATGCAGTCAAGCGGGTTCTACCGCGACGTTGAGCTTGGCGAGCCGGTGTCGTTCTTCTCTGATATTGAGAAGCGCAAGGCAGAAGAAAACGGCTACACCCTGACCTCTGATGATCGGTACATGCTCTATGAGATCCACGCGGATCTGATTATTGAGGGCGTCGATGATGAGGATGGGCTTGCCAAGCCCTATATCGTGACGATTGAGAAGGGTACCGGTACTGTCTTGGCGATCCGCCGCAATTGGGAACCCGATGATGATCTACAACTTAAACGGCAGTTCTTCGTACACTATGGGTACATTCCCGGATTTGGTTTCTACCATCTCGGCCTCATTCACATTGTGGGTGGATACGCTAGAGCAGGTACTTCTATCCTTCGCCAACTCGTTGACGCTGGCACTCTTTCAAATCTTCCGGGAGGTCTTAAATCTCGTGGACTGAGGATCAAGGGCGACGAGACCCCCGTCGCACCGGGCGAGTTCCGAGATGTGGATGTGCCCAGTGGCACGATCCGAGACAACATCCTGCCGCTGCCGTACAAAGAGCCGAGCCAAGTGTTGGCCGCACTTCTCGAAAAGATCACGCAAGAAGGTCGTAGGCTCGCAGCCATCAGTGATTTAAATATCTCTGACATGAGTGCGCAGGCACCGGTCGGTACCACGCTGGCGATTCTGGAGCGGACTCTCAAGCCGATGGCTGCGGTCCAAGCGCGTGTTCACTTCGCGATGAAGCAGGAGTTCAAGCTCCTGAAGGCGATCATTGCTGAGTACGCGGACGAGCCATATGACTACATCCCTGAGGGGGTGGACCGTCGGGCGCGGGCTGCGGACTACGCACAGGTTGAAGTCATTCCGGTCAGTGATCCCAATAGCGCCACGATGGCGCAGCGCGTTGTCCAGTACCAAGCCGCGATGATGATGGCGAAGGACGCGCCGCAGATCTATGACCTCCAGTATTTACATCGACAGATGCTGGAAGTGCTTGGGATCAAGAACGCGGACAAGATTGTCCCGATGCAGGAAGACCAGAAGCCGCGTGATCCGATCAGTGAGAACATGTCTGTACTAGTCGGCAAGCCTCTCAAGGCATTCATCTACCAAGACCACGAGGCTCACATCGCAACACATATGAGCTTCATGCAGGATCCGATGATCATGCAGACGATTGGTCAGAATCCGCAGGCCCAGCAGATTATGGCTGCGCTGCAAGCTCACATTGCAGAGCACCTTGGGTTCAACTATCGCAAACAGATCGAAGAGCGGCTTGGCGCTGACCTTACTGTGCCGGATGCAGAGTTGCCAGAAAGCATTGAGGTCGAGTTGTCCCGCCTCGTCGCACAAGCGGCTCGTCAGCTTACACAGCAGCACACGCAGCAGGCTCAGCAACAACAGGCTCAGCAGCAAGCACAAGATCCGCTCTTCCAGATCGAGCAGCAGAAACTTCAGACGCAGCAGCAAGAAGTCCAGCGCAAGGCTCAGAAGGATCAGGCGGACATCCAGCTTGCGAAGGGCAAGCTTGAGCTTGAGGCTCGCAAACTTGTTATCGAGGCGCAGAAATCAAAAGCCGACATGGATAACAAGAAGCAGGAGTCGCAGAGCAAGCAACGCATGGAGCTTCTGACTAAAGCGATTGAGATGCAAAACGGCGCTACTGCGCGTACAGATAAACGGAATGAAGCAAGAGGGAACCGTCGAGCGGCGGTGTTGGACAAACTAATGGCAAGTAAATCGGCAGAAGCCCCGAAGACTAAGGCTCCGAAGAAACCCAAGGAGTAATACGTGGCTAAGACCGTCTATGACGTGCTGAAAGAAAAGATCGAAGAGCATCGCTCTTCTGCTATCGAGATGCTTAGCGCTGGTTCCGCAACGGACTACGCTAAGTACCGCGAACTGTGCGGCTTGATCCGGGGTCTAGAGACCGCACTGCGTGAAGTGTATGACCTTGCGAAACATCAAATGGAACTTGATGATGACTGATACTACTGAAGTCCCGATGACCGACGAGGAGCTTGAAAGTAATATTCCACGACCGGTCGGCTACAAGCTGTTAATTGCTCTACCTCAGATCGAAGAAACGTACGAGTCTGGTCTGATTAAGGCCGATAAGACGATGTACTACGAGCACGTCCTTAGTATGGTGGGACTTGTTCTAGATATGGGCGAGCAAGCGTACAAAGACCCCGAGCGATATCCCACGGGTCCGTGGTGCAAAGTTGGTCAGTATGTATTGTTTAGGGCCAACACGGGCACTCGGTTCAAGGTTGGTGGGGTCGAGTATCGGCTTATGAACGACGACGGCATCGAGGCTGTTGTTGATGATCCGCGTGGCATCACGCGTGCATGAGGTGAACTATGCCATTCGAAAAAGTTGAATTTAAGTTTCCGGACGAGATCGCCAAAGATCAGAAGCCTGACGAGATCGAAGTTAAGGCGTCAGAGGTTCTGCTTGATGTAGAGGATAAACCGGAGGCTAAACCCAAGCTGGAAGCCAAACCGAAACCCGAAGTTGCGGTTAAGGACGATCCGAAGGACGAGATTGAGATCGAGGTGGTTGATGACACGCCCGCCAAAGATCGAAACCGCAAACCGTCCACTCCCCCTGATGAGGTAACTGACGACGAGCTTGCTGAGTATTCCGAGAAGGTCAAGAAGCGGATTCAGCATTTCTCCAAGGGTTACCACGACCAGCGTCGCGCAGCAGAAGCTGCGATGCGGGAGAAAGAAGAGGCTATCCGATATGCGCAGAAACTCATCGATGAGAATAATGCGCTAAAACAACGCGCCACCAAGACGCAGGAAATGGTGGTCCAACAGGCGAAAGTTCGGGTTACTGCTGAGCTTGAGAAAGCGAAGAAAGAATTCAAAGAGGCGTATGACTCTGGTGAAGCGGAGAAACTAACCGCTGCGCAAGAAGCTATCGCTGATGCGAAGATCAAGCTCGATAAGCTGGCTAATTACAAGCCACCTAAAACAGCCCCTTTACAAACGCCAAAAACTGATGTAAAACAAGAAACACAATCCGCCCCAGCAGTCGCTCCGGATCCAAAAGCGGAAGCGTGGCAACGCGCTAATACGTGGTTTGGACAGGACGATGAGATGACCAGCCTCGCGCTGGGGTTGCATCAAAAGTTGGTCCGCGAGGGTGTAGACACTCGCAGCGACGATTATTACCAACGCATCGATACTCGGATGCGGCA